CTTCTTGGATTTCGGCGGGGTTGCGATCCCCAAAAAGGAACTTCATAACCTCAGCATCACCGGAAGCCACAGCCGCTTTTATTTCAGCCAGCTCCTCTGTAAGAGCTTCAAGTGGAGTAACAGTTCCATCAATAGTGCTTTGAAGTCCTCCAAATTCTGTTTCCATCAAAGCCAGAGCATCTGCTGCTGCTTCTTCAACCAAGGCTAACGCATCTGCCGCTGCCTCCGCTTCATCTTCAAGTATCTCTAACGCCATTTCCTCCTCAATATCTTGAAGGTAATTTCTGATTCTTAACAACTCATCCTCTGGCAACTGCCCTGATGCTGTTATTAAAGCCAGATCAGCAAATTGCGCTGCAAGCTCTTCAGCAGGAGTAACCGTATCTTCAAGTACCTTTTTCAAACGTCCTAAAGCCTCTTGCTGGGCTATTAATACGGCTGGGTCAACAGAAGGTATGGTAGGGTCAAAATCTGTAACAAATTGTGGTCCCTTCTGCAATTCCGCCTTTCTCGCTATCTCAGCAAGCATCGCATCCGTGCCATGCTGATCCCATGAAGGTCCACTCGCATCTGACATCGCTCTCCTTGCTGCGGCGGCTCTTTGCTCTAAAGTTGGCCCTCCTTCTTGGTTTCCCCAGAATCCTTCTGGGGCAAGCTCAGGAAATTGGGCGTAAAAACTAGCCATTGATCTTGCCGCTGCTCGTTGGCGCTGCTCTTCTTTAAGCTCTCTAGCAGCAATTAGCCCTTCATTAATTCCCGTAATGAACTCGGTCATACTATCGGCTAAGCCTTTTAGCCATCTTCCTAGACCGCTGTTAAATAAAGTCTCCTTTAGCTCTTTAAAGGCAATTTCCATATTGGAAGTCTTGGTAGAAAGAAGGTCCATTCTTTCCGCCATGATCCCGCCAAAATCTTCCTTTAAGCCATCCTGCAAGGCGGTCATTATGATGTTTGCGCCTTCGGCTGTTTTGCCAAGCTCTGATAACTCGGTGCGATTTTTCTGTATCTTCTCCGCAAGGATTGTATAGACGGGAATGCCCTGATTAACTAGCTGCTCTAGCTCTTCAAGGCCAAGGCCACCGCCAGCGGCTCGCTGGGTAATACGAATAAGCGTATTAAACGCTTCAAGAGGATTAAGTGCCGCAGAAGCAGCGTCACCAAAGATAGTAAGCATATCTTCGGCTGGCTCTATGCCATTAGACTTCAGTTGTATAAAGGCTTCGGTGACAGTTTCAAGCTGGAAGGGTGTTGTTTGTGCAAAGGCTTTTATATCTTCAAAGGCTTTTGCGCCCGCCTCTCTGGAACCGTAAATCCTATCAAGAGTGATGCCCAGAGCTTGAAATTCATCACCTGTTTTAGCGATGCCTTTAATCGCGGCAATGCCAGCCATCGCAGTACCGACAGCAGCCAATGGCCCTAAAAGACCTTTAAGCTGCCCGCCCATGCGGGTGATAGGGGATTTACCCCCTGCTGGGAAAGTTTTATTTACTTTATTTTTAACATCAGCCAACCCGCGCTGTAACTGCCGCGTATCAGCCTTTATCTGGATTATTAATTCATCTACTTTAGTAGCCATTAGTCAGGGTGAAGCTCCATAAGAGTTTCTAACTCGTCTGTTGTCATAGGGGATTTATCTTGCACCCCGTTAAACTCTTTAAACCCAGCTATAGCCAAATAGATTTCCGGCAAAGACATTTGCCAGAAATTGTTAGGCTGTATCCCAATCATCCCTACGCAAATTTCGTACAGCCTAGCCCAATCTATTCTGGAGTCACGATCAAGACTCCTGCTCATCTTCTTCTTTTGCTACCAAGGTATTAGCCAATAATTCGGCTACCGCCCGACAAGCATTAACAATGCCAGCATCGGCAATGATTTGATTTATATCTTTTTCTTTAAGATCATTACCCCCACCGCGAATAGAATGCAGCAAAACAGTTCTTAACTCAGTTACTCTAATATTGGCATCGCCAAGGCGGTGGGTAATTCCAAGGATTCCATCGTTTAGCTCGGTTTCTATCTTTATAATAGAATCCACAGTTAAGCGAGTCTTATACTCCTTTTTCCCCAGCGTGATCATCATCTCGCCCTTCAACGGGTTTGTCATCTGACTTACTCCTTTTCACTTTAGCTTCTGCTTGTTTGACCGTTATTGTTACTACGTCATCTCGTTCATCAAGTTGAACAGAATCCACGGGATGAGGCGAGCCATCAACCTTGATTGAAATGGCTTCTTTTCCTGTATTTGGCACAGAGATTTCATTACCCCGCATCATTGCGGGATACTCTTGGCCGTCAATCTCTAGCGTTATCTCTTTCCACGCCATATCAGTCACCCGTTATATTATGCTGCTGCAAAACTAATAGTTCCGCCGCTTTCAAAAGACAGACTATAACTAGCCTCCCCGTTATATTCTCCAGAATACTCTAAAGAAGTTAGCTGAAAGCTGCCAGAGTATGTTCCGAGATCAGGAATGATAAAAGAACAGGCCAGCAACGCTGCGCCGCCAAATTGAGTCCTTAGCGCTGCTTCTGCCGCAGTATCAGTGAAAACCCCCGATCCAGAAATAGACATAGACTGAACACCCGCTGCGGGTAATAATGCTCTAATTCCTGCACTATCTTTATTTGTTACATCTACCGTTTCTTCATTCAAAGTTATAGATGATGATCTGAGACCACCCACGGTAGTTTGTGTACCGCTTACCGCTATCTTAATGAGAACGGCGTTACCTTTTTGAGCCGCCATAGTTTCACCTCAATTATGTTGTGCCTAAAACGATTGCGCGAAATCGCATGATTCCATGCCTTGTGATCCCATCTGGGTCTCTAATTATATCACTGAATTCCATCCGATTATTTATGAAATTGAACCCAGTAACAGTTAGGTCAACATCATGCAACAAAGTATGTACCCTGTCCATAATATCCTTAGCCTGTTTGCTGCCGTGGTTCTGGCTCCAAATGTGAAGATTCAGGGTGGTCTCGGAACCTGCAACATCTTTAGTTGAGTAATCCATTGTTGAATCATCGCCTAGCTGAACAAACGGATAAGCCGAACCTTGAGGGACATCATCATAAACGCCAGCCCCTAAAGTGCTAGTCAGATTAGAGTCCGATGATAGCTTTGCGTATACCGCTGTCTGAAGGGCGAACTGACCTGTACTCACCGTATAAGTCCTTCCCGTTTAAATATAGATTTAACCTTCTCAGCACTTTGATTCAAAGCTGGCTGTAAGAAAGGTCTTGCTTTCATATTCACAGTTCCAAATTCCAAAGCTGCTGCGTACTCAGCAGAAGCTACAACCTCTCCAACAACGGCGGAGCCGTCTTTTTTAACGCTGTGGCTTATGCTGCCTACTAAAAATCCAGTATCACTGGCAGGGGATTCTCCTGCGGCAGATTGAATATGTGTTCTCCTTGGGTTGTACTTTTTAACTGTTATTCCAGTTTTTGAGCCTTTCATTATATTTTTTTGTGCAACCCCTTGAACGTATATAGCTGATTTTGCTATAGCTTTTTTTACATGAGCCTGAGAGTCGTTGATATGCTTGTTAATTTTTTTATCAAACTCAGCTTTGTTTTTAATCATGTCGCTACGCCTTCCTCGGCCTTAATGACGAGATACTTGTTTCGCTCCATATCATTAATGACGCTCCTTACCTGAAACACCCTAGACCCCCATAAAATACGATTCTTTGGAGTTACGGTTTTATCGCTACGATACCGGATTACAAATTCATATTGCTGGGTATCGGTTAGCTGCCCTCGTTGATACTGTTCATTGCCAGATACAGGCTTTACTGAAGCATAAACTGTGTAATTAGTAGTAAACGACTGAGCATAACCGCCCCCACCATCGGCGACTCTTGCTTCTGTCTGGAGGGTTATCTTTTCCCTCATTGCTCCGGTGGATAATTCCATAATTAACCTAGCGCCATAAATTTACTGCCCCCAAAACCATCTAGCACCTTATGAGGCTGATACAGCTTTGCAACCATAGGGGGTAGTGATGCAGTTTGTTGAGGGTCTTTCATGTCTCCGCGTTGATCGTACATATACGCAATGTGCTGAAGCATTCCCATTTGCAATGAAGTGGGAATCTGGCCGTTAGCGTATCCAGCCACAAACTCCACCTTAATTGCATTTGCCACTCTCATCGCAGAAGGCCAAGTCTCTCCCGTTCTTAATGTAATCCTTGCTGGCTGGCGAATGGTATCTACATAATACTTGGATGCAGCCATTACCGTGGCGTTATCACTGTCATCATAAGTGGTAACGCTGCTCACTGATGCAACTGGCGTAGAAGGTAACGTGATGAAATTCTTGTAATAATTCAAGTAAGGTCCGGTTACGATTCCTTCCCATAAAGGATCATCTATTTCTCCGGTAGCATCCAGATGAAGCTCAAGCGTTTGAGATAAAAGAACCCGACCAGTATAGCTTTCACAGAATTCCCTTGCTGACCGCCGCAACAAACGCAAAACGCCCAGCTCGCTATCCTGATCCACTCTCAAATAATCCCGTATTTGAATCTCAGTAAGGGCTTCTGCTGTCGCCGCCGTCTTTACACTTAGACCCGCCATTTTCTACCTCACAAAATAATTTATGCTTTGACAAATAAAATTATGCGAATCATTGCATCAAAGTTGTCTACAATTATATCAATCACTTTTATCTAGCGCCCCATCGGCACTTTCCTCCTCTTCGCCCCGCTCTTCTTCTACAATCTCATCAATGGTATCGCATACATCAGGGATGCTAACTCCCGTGGTTACTTCAGTGGCTACGCGACCCACTGCTCTGATTCCTTGATAAATACCGGAACAATATAGCTCTTTGTTTTCAATCATTTCTTCGGAAACTGAACAGCTAACAAGGAGAGGGAAAAATAACAATGGCATTAATTTAAGCATCTTTTTCAACCTCGTTTAGCAGTTTGTTCATTTCTTTTGCTTCCGCTGCGCTAATGGTAAATCCTTCCGTTGTCTCCAAAGGCTTTTTTGAACTCAGAGAAAGAGTCTTTTTTTTTGGCTTATCCTTTAATCCAAGATCGCTTTTTGCTCTCTCTCTTTCATTAAGGAAACAGTTAAGCCTTTCCTTGTAGCCCTCCATAAAATGATCGGATATAGCTTCATCTTTCTCTGACATAAAATCATCACGCTTATAATCTTTGCTGGGGTCTATGCAATCCTCGCCAGCGTTAGAAAAGTATATGACTGTTTGGCTGCTTGAGGGTCCGTAACAGAGCCTTGGGACTCTAGCAACCATATCGCTACCGGATATTAGAGAAAATTGCTTGTCCAGCCCCATAGGGCGCTTAAAGCCCTTAAAAAAGGTATTCGGCTTCCCAAAGGTTACAAGGTTAAGGTTAGGATGTTTTTTGTGAAGTTTTGCCGCTGTAAGTTCCGCCAGCGCTCCACCAAGACTATGACCACAGATGAGAGTCCGCTTTTTTGGGTGAATATGCTTTTTGATCTTTCGCCAGATAGAGGCATGAGCCATAACAAACCCGCTGTGACATAACCGACCCGCATAAGGAACTGGAATTGCCGATAAGTTAAACAACCAATCCCTTAATTGCTGCGTACCCCTAAAGGCTATTACATCAATAGACTTCCTCTTTGCTATGTAAGCAGTGGTTGAGGTAAGTCGGGATTCTATTTTAATGCAGTTGCTAATTTCATCATCGTAGGCTTTCATTGCATAGCTACAGCCCATGCGGAGGAGAACGGGGTCTATATTCATCGTGGCATCCTATTGGCTATCATTTAAAGGGTTATCCAGAATTTGTTGAATCCTATCTTCCAAATCATCACGGACCGCTCTCAATTCTACATCAATTTCTCTCAAACTGTCATTTACACGCTCTTCAAGGGCATACACATCATCGCGCAACTCTCGTGTAGCGATAGCCACCGTGTCATCTGCGCCCCTTGCAACATCCTCAACAGTGGCAACATCAACTTCCACTCTGTCAATCTGCTGGTTCACGTTGTTAAGCAGTCTTTGATTTTGACTTGTAAGGTCATCAATATCCTGTCTCAAAGAGGCTTCTACTGTGTCAAGGATGCGCGATTGATCCGAGAGCCGTGTTTCTAGGACTGCTAATGCCTCATCGTAGCCGCTAAAGTCAGGGCTAACGTACTCAGTTATAGCAGTTTCAGCATCAATCAAGCGCTGGTATACCTCAAATCCGCCCCACATAGACCCGCCAATAGCCCCCAACAAGGGAACTATAAGAAGTATTTTGCTGCCGCTTATTGTAGCCCCGCCAAACTCCAACTCTGTTTTATCGTTCATATTGCTGCCCCACTAAATCTTGGAACCTCTGTGCGCCCTGTCCTTGCAAGGCTCTGACGTTACCATCTATAGGCGCATTTCCACCGTATATCTCTCTGGATTGATACCACTGCTGTTGATCTATAAGGTCTATATTGTACGCTTCTACGCCGTCAACTCTACCCATCAGAAGAATCGTTAAAGATTGATCATCAAATCCGCCAGAGTCCTGCATCCCCTCTAGCTGTGAATCTTGTGCTTGTTCAATCTCTGCGCTGGTCATGCTTTGTATAGCGTTCTCCGCTCTACGGACCGTTTGTTGTTCCTCTACACTAGGAGGAGCAACATCAAATTGCCCAAAGTCTGGAGCTTGCTGGCTTAGGAACTGCCCGACACTCTGACCTGCACCTAACGCATCATTAAAATCTTGCTCAAACTGCATTTGCTGAGCTGAATCGCCTAAATCCTGCGTAGCTTCTAGCTCTTCGGACTCCTCGGCTTCCTCAACCTGAATGCTTGATGTTTGCGTAATAACCTCTTGTTCTGTGGCCTGAACATCAAAAAAGCCCGTACCTGCTTGCTCAAAAACTTGCTGTTGTTGCTGTTGCTGTTGTTCTTGTTGTTGTTCTTGCTGCGCTTCCTGCTGCTGCACTTCTTCCCGTCTGACTTCCTGCATGGCAAGCTGTACATTACTTGTGTCACCGTAAACCGCATCTATTTCAGCAACCGCAGTAGAGGCAGCTTGTTCTGTTACCTGTAGTAGCTCAGATTTAATGTCTAAGGTGTCAACGGTAAAATTGCTTTGAGTGGTGCTTACAATGCCTACGCCGCCATAGTTAAAAGACATATCCACCGATTCCGAGCTAGTAAAAGAGCTTTGGGATTCCATTGTACTTTGCGAGCTGAAAGAGCTTTGAGCGGCAAAAGCGCTAGTCTGAGCTACAATGTTTAAAGCAAGACCAGTAACATCAAGAGGTGAGGCCGTAGGCTCAACTATTGCTGCCACCTCTTCTACTTCCTCTATAATTTCCTCTTCAATGACCTCTTCTGCTTCAGCAACCTCTACAACTTCTATAATTTCCTCTTCTATAATCTCTTCTTCTACTTCTACAATCTCAATAATCTCTTCGGGTTCTTCAAAGATTTCTTCCTCAAAGATTTCTTCCACTTCCTCAATAATCTCTACCACTTCAATCTGCTCTTCAAAGACCTCTTCAAACACCTCTTCCTCAAAGACCTCTACAATGACTTCTTCAAACACTTCTTCAAACACTTCCTCAAAGGTTTCTTCAAAGACCTCTTCTATCTCATCAACTTCAACAACTTCCACAACCTCAATTACAGGTAGATCATCAATTCCATCATCACCATTAAACCCAAAATCATTCCCACTAAAAACATCGTTATCAACCACAACAACAATAGTATCTTGCCCAGTATTATCTTCATCATAGCCATCTAGGTCATAACCGTAAAAATCTTCTTCGTCATAACCAAGCGCGTTATCGTCATAACCCAAGGAAACCATTGTGCTGGCATCTGTTGTATTCGTGTAATCTACTGCGTCATCATCGTCATCAACAAAGTAATAGTCAGTTACATCATCCCCATCCACCACATCTGTGTACTGATCTGTGGCGTTTGAAGTAAGAACAGTGTCCCAGTAACCAGAACAAGAAACATCATAGCTGGCATCTGCCGCACACTGTTGCGCTGTGTATGCCGCCTCATATCCGGTGCATTCAGAGCTATACAAAGCGTTAGCGTCACACTGCTGGGTTAAATAGGCCGCATCGTAGTTGCTGCAAGAGGTAGAAAAAAGACCATTAGAATTGCACTGACTAGCAAAAGAAGCTGAATAAACACCGCCCATTTCTATTTGATTTGTAAAAGTGGCATCCCAAGAATCCCACGTTGGATAAGCGTTGCTCTTGTCGTAGAAGCGATAGGTGTTGTGGTCTGAGCTAGTGTTCTGCTCTCCGATTAATACATCATGTTGAATAATGTCCAGCTCTCGGTATCTGTACTCGTAGCTGTCGTTTTCGTACAGGATAGCCTCAAAGCTGTTACTGGAGTTTCGGTAATACTCCCTCATGTGATACCAACCGAAAACCACATAGTCATCAAATGCCTTAAACAACATTTTGGAAGCATTCCCCGTAGTTGTTTGGTTGGCATTACCCGCTATTAAATCAGTCCAAAACGGATATAAAGTCTGATCTCTATACGGGAGAGGTTGCGGCGTAAAGTCATTACAGTTAAGCCCCGTAAAGTTTATACAACCATTAGTGGACATTTTTGCTCTGGTGTAGGTGTTACCCCAAATACTAAAGTCAAAACCAAAGTTAGGACTCCACGCAGACACGCTGTCATCACCAGAAGTCAGGTTAGTTGTTCCTGACATTCCGTAAAGATCAATCAAGCCGTTAGAGTGCGCGGTATATACATCGGGATCGCTAGTGCTTGCGCCATAGGCTGTAGAGCAAAACAGCAACGCTACTAACCACCTCACCTTCTGTTGCCTCTTCTTCCGTAACGCCTGTACTCATAGTCAGATTCTAGCTCTTCCGGCTCTTCTGCTTCCGCCTCCCAAGCTATCTGAGCTTCTTCGCCTATTAACCCTTCGTAGGGGCAGGGCGTTCCTGCCATACGCATAGCGTCAAATACTCGTTCGTCCTGACACATCAGGCTAACCGCAGCCACGCGCATTCCCATGTCATAAAGCGTTTTGCCTAACTTAATTCTTTCGCAGTTTTCATCGGTAATAGAGCGACCCCCAGAGAAACCGAATATCTGCGTTTGTATTGCTCCTGAAACACCAGTAGTACACAAATCTTGCGAGTAACTGGAGCCGATACTTGGCGCTATTGCGCTGGGCGGCGGTGATTCTATTCGTTGAGTTACCCGCTGGCTGCTCGTTGATTGGCTTGTGTTGTTGTTTGTATTCGTATTGTTAGCCGTAGAGCTTACTTCGCTGTTTGATTGGCTAAAATCGTTGTTAGTGCTTACGTTATTACTGCTGGAAGTTTGATTAACGGTTGAAGTGTTAGTGTTCGTATTGGTACTGGTGTTCGTGTTATTAGACGTTGTATCGCCCGTATAGGTAGTATTGTTGGTGTTGGTGTTATTGCTTACTGACGAACCCGTATAGTTCGTGGTGTTGCTGTTATCCGATGTTGAGTTATTCGTATTGGTATTAGTTGAATTATTCGTTGAAGTAGAGACGTTGGTGTTGTTATTGCTATTGGTGTTTGTGGCCGCAGATGTTGAACTCGTTGTATTGTTATTCGTGTTCGTGGTGTTACCCGTATACTGAGTAGTGTTGTTATTAACATTGTTTGAGTTAGTTGTGCCATCGTAAGTCGTTGTGTTCGTATTTGAATTAGTGTTTACGTTAGTGGAATTATTCGTGTTAGTTGAGTTATTGGTGTTTATCCCAGTGTAATTCGTATTGTTGGTGTTGTTATTAGTATTGGCATTTGTGTTGGTGCTGGTTGACGTATTCGTATTTACGGACGTATTTGATCCCGTGTAGTTCGTTGTATTGCTGTTCGTATTGGTGTTGTTGCCCGTGTAAGTCGTTGTATTTACGTTAGTATTATCGTTTGAGTTGGTGTTTGTGTTGACGTTATTGCTGGTAGATGTGTTCGTGTTGACGGATGTATTGGTGTTTACGTTCGTATTATTGTTGTTATTTTCAGACGTATTGCTAGTGCTAGACGTATTAGTAGTCGTGATATTGGTGTTTGTATCCTGCGCTAACAGGGGGAAGCTCGCTAAAACGCAAGCTACAAAAAGTAATTTTTTCATCACGCACTATGACCTCCCCCCGTAAATTACAACGCTTTTATTCTATCTATTTCTGTCTGTATTGCCGTTGTAAAAGTTGAGCTATAAAACGAATCAGCCGCATAGCTGGCTTTTTCAGATTCTAATTGCGAGGCTCTAGGATCAACCCAGCCACTAACATCGCCCCATGCGCTGCCATTATAAGTATGCTTGCCGCCCTGCCATCCGCTAGGAGCAGTCACACTTGAATGAACTTCGGCATTACTTGAATCCAAATCTCCAATATTAAAATCAACTGTACCGCCCGTATTTCCTCGCACCGTAGTATTAGGGCTTGCAGTTAAATCCACCGTTGCATCATCATGTAATATATAAAGAGATACATTATCTGACTTTCTTGTGATCGTCTTGCTCATTTTATGAGTCTCCGTTTAAAAGTAGTTTTGATGTTGAAATTGCTAACCCTGCGCTTACGCTACTGCTAACAGTAGTTATTGTTCCATCATTTTGTACATAATAGCTAGAGCCTGTGGTTAAACTGCTTAGTCCTGTAATTGTTCCACCCTGTATTACAACTGTTCCTGTTGCGGAATTAGAAATAGCTGCATCAGCGATGCCTAGAAAGTTTGTTGAAGTGAGATTCGTAACTGATGCCCCTGCTCCCTGACAGGTAGTAATCTTATTGTCGGCTGTGTCAGTAGGACCATCTTGATAGGAAATTTGAAATAACCCAGAATCTCCGCAGTAATCTATACACGAATCTTTATATAAAGGACCAGTTTCTACCTCTACCTGAGTATCAAGGGTGCAAGTCATAGAGCCTGAGCTGCCGCTAACCTGAAAACATCTAACCATATTACCTCCGCTAGTAATATGGTAAATAACGGCAAATCGGGTTGTGTTATTAGGGTCGCCAGCCACATCTATACATCTTACCCCGACAGCATCAAGTGCGTGGCTGCTCACATCAACCTTCGTGTTTTTTGTTCCGTCTGATTCAATAACCCTTACACAGCCATAGTAAGGACTGCCCTTATCCCTATAAGCTATAACTAAGTGTCCGGTAGAGGCATCATACGCGCCTCTTGCATCTTTTCCCGAATCATCATTACAATTTGTATATGTCACCGTACTACTAACCGTTGTACCGCTATAAGTACATTGCAAAACTGTTGGAGTATCTCCTGAACCATTTAAAGAGATTATTGCAAATCTTCCGGCAGTTGCGGGATCAAAACAACAATCTGTATGCTCTGGACCACTGTAATTGGAAAATGCCTGACCGCCTCCGACTGTAACGTCCGTTCCAGAGACAGTAGCCACTCTTGCTTCAGCGTAATTAGATGCGTTTTTGTAGCCAACGATGTATTTGTTATCTGTGCTGGGATCACCCGCTAAGAAAAGATAAGGCCGAGAGGCTGACTCAACTGTTAAAACATCGCCAAAAGAACAGGTCGTTCCGTCTATAGTTCCGACTCTGGCCTTTGGATAACCCCCGTTGCCATCTTGGTAATAGACTAAAAACTGCCCTGATACCTTTCCGCAAGCCACTGATACATAATTCGCCTTATTAGAGCTTTCAAATTCCGTTTCGTCCCCCACTGAAACAGTGTTTCCTGTTCTGGTTATAACGCGAGCATAGCCTTTAGCACTAGAAGAGTAGACGATTATTGATTTTGTTGTGTCTGTTGGATGCGTTGCCAAATCTGAAAAATAAGCCGCTCCAAAGCTGCTACCAGACCCCCACCAAGCAGCAGCGTTTGCCCCGCTTGCAGGAATCGTTTGGCTTGTTGCGCTAGTTCCTACTTCCGTGATAGTTCCCGCACTATTAAGAATAACAGGCTTCTTTGTTGCAATGGCTCCGCTGGCTGTAGCCGTAATACTCTTTGCCGAGGCTCCTGCTGGAAGTAAATCAGAAAGATTGCTCACGACTGATACTCCAAGTTAATTGATGTTGCTGACAGGGCTTTGCCTATCTTTTTACCCGCACTTGCCGTGGTTATTGTCCCGTCATTTTGTACATAATAATCAGAAGCCGGAGTTAAGCTGCTTAATCCGCTAGAGGCTATTCCGCCTTTAATTGTTACGTTGCCACTAGCATCGTCAGAAATAGCCGCATCGGAAATGCCTATGAAGTTTGTTGCGGTGAGGTTGGAAGAATCCACAAAATAAACAACTGAACCTGCCCCTCTGTAAGCAGAAACAAATTTATCCGCGTCTGGATCATAAATAGTATTCTGCCCAGAAGATGAATAAGTTACATCCCCTGTAAAATTAAGAGCAGTACCAAACGAGATAGAGGTTCCTGAAATAGTTCCCGCAACAGCAAAACCATCAAACGTGGTTGATGCTTCAGTGTAGGACACCACAGTTTTATTGCCAGTTGAGTTATAAGCACAAGCTAGATTGGAGGTTCCTCCAGAGTAAAACTCCGCTTCTGCGCCAAATGTTATTCCGGTTCCTGAAACAGTCCCGACTACAGCTTTACCTGCTCCGCTGATTGAATAGGGAACTACCGCTTTATTAGCAGTTGTGTCGTAAGCTACCGTTGCGCTGTTGGTATTAGCAGTTTTAAATACAGCCGCAGTGCCGAATGAGATACCTGTTCCGCTTACCGTACCGACACTTGCCGTTCCATAACTTGAGTTCCCATCGTGCTTGTACACAAGAATCATTTTATTTTCATCAGGATCGTGGACTAAATTGTGCGAACTTGTTTGGTTGGTTTGAAAAGCGGTTTCTGAACCAAAAGAAATACCTGTGCCGCTTACGGTTCCCACAACAGCAGTCCCGTAATCTGAATTACCATCATCCCTAAACGCTATTACTGCCTTGTTTGCAGTTGAATCAAAACCAATTCCTATGTTGGTGGTACTGGCAGCATTAAAATTAGCCTCCGTACCAAATGATATGGTATTAGCAGACCCATCAACCGTCCCTACAATAGCTTTTCCGTAATTTGAAGCACTACCATCTCTATAGGCAACAACTACTTTATTAGCATTTGAATCAAAGGTGGCGGCAATAGAAGTTGTTTCCCCGCTATTAAAAACCTGAGGGTCTCCCCAAGAAAGCGATGTCCCAGTTACGGTTCCGACAGCAGCAGTACCATATTGCGAATTTCCATAATCCATCCAGACCACTACAACTTTGTTTGTGTTTGTATCATAAACAACATTTACATAGTCGGGAGTACCCACACTCCCAAAAGATACCGGAGTACCTGCGCTACTATTTGATGATGTTATAGGACTAATTGTCCCTGCACTATTAAGAACAACAGGCTTACCCGCAGCGCTAATTGCACCATCGGCAGTAAAACTGACCTGTTTCCCTGCTCCAGCAGGAAATAAATCGGAGAGATTCGTCATCCTGTGTAATCCTTAATATTAATCTGGGTTGTACTAATAGCTTTGCCGATGAGCTGTGCGGGAGAGGTACTGGTGGTGGTCATCGTGCCATTTTCCTGAACGTAGTAATCAGAAGCCGTAGTCAAAAGTGGACCTTTTGGCGAAAAGACAACTCCAGTACCATAGCTTGAATTTCCCACATCTTCGTAAGCAATAACCACTTTGTTAGAATTTGAATCAAAAACGGTTGCCGTTTCCTTAATGCTGGAAGTTTCAAAGACAACGGCTGTATCAAAAGATATGGACGTATTACTAACAGTCCCTTCTATGACTGTTCCGTAATTAGAATTGCCCCCATCTTTGTACGCTATTACCGCTTTATTTGTACTGGAGTCAAATGCGGCTGAGAACCAATCGTCCCAACTCTCATCAAAAACAACAGCAGTGCCGAAGGATATATCTGTTCCTGAGACGGTTCCTACTATTGCCGTACCGTAGTATGAGTTTTGCGCGTCATTGTAAGCTAGAACAACCTTGTTGGAATTTGAATCAAAAGTAGCCGCTGGGTAGTATATATCAGCGTTTTCAAAAGTAACCTCGTTCCCAAAACTGATGGCCGTTGAACTAACAGTGCCAACTATTGCATGGCCTTTGCTACCATCACCTGAATCCTGCCAAGCAATAACCACTTTGCCAGCATTTGAATCAAAGGTAGCAGCCGCCGCCTTAGCAGTGCTTCCTGAGTCAAACTGTACCGCAGTTCCAAAGCTGATAGACGTATTGCTAACAGTTCCTACGATAGCTTTCATAGTCCCTGTTGAGTAAACAATAACTACCTTGTTATTTGAAGAATCAAAAGTGGCTCCCATGTAATAACTGTTGGCACTACTAAAAACGACAGGGCTTCCAAAACTAATACTTGTTCCATCAACAGTACCCACGATAGCTGTTCCGTAATTTGAGTTACCCGCATCTCTAAAGGAAATAACAACCTTGTTAGAATTTGAGTCAAAGGCGATGCCAAAGTGTGCCGCTTCTGCGGCCTCAAAAACCACAGGAGTCCCATAAGAAATTGATGTTCCGCTTACAGTGCCGACTACTGCTGTGCCATGTTCAGAATTACCCCCGTCTCTATAGACAATAACCACTTTATTAGAATCTGAGTCAAAGACAGCTCTTGTGTGATCAGCGTTTGCTGATTCATAAACAACAGGAGTGCCTGCCGAGCTACTAGCAGGGTCTCTAGGAAGATCAGAAACAAGGCTTCCCCATGTATTAATTGTTCCGCTTGCTGAATTGGATATTGCGGCAGGAGCAACGCCAAGTAAATTAGTAGCCGTGAGGTTTGTTTTTTCGTAAGTTCCTGCTACTTCTGTTACAAAAGCCCGTTGTGGCGTAGAGGCATCATTAGCTTCTGCCCATACAGAAATAAAGCGTCCAAAATTATTAGGGTCATTTGCCACGCCAATACCCCCGCCACTGGTATTAACCTCGTCGGTATAAGTGTGGTTTGGAGTAGTAAAAGTTACAGCACCCGAACTAATTGTCCCTATAGTTTGCATAACATCCGCGTTGCCGATGCTACCAGTGGTAGTTAGATGATTGATTAAAAATTTGCCAGAACCCCCTCCAGCACAAGCTACTCTTGCCGGAGCCATGCCAGTTTGCCCAGTAGAGCCTATGCCTACCATTGACCCAAAAGTTATAGCTTTTGTTGTAGTATTTACCGTCCCTACATATCCTTGCCATTGTCGGGAAGTGTTACCAGAAGGACCATAACCAGCGGTTATTGCTAAAAACTGCCCAGAAACATCAGTATTAAAACAACCCGTATGCCCTATACTTTCTCCGTAGGACATAAATACAGAGGCAGTATTAGAAGTAATTGTTGTGCCAGACACAGAAAGACACCTAGCCGTTCCATAACCAGAATTATTAGGGTCACGAAAAACTGTAACAAAAATTCCTGAATCTTTTGGAGAGGCAAATACAACAGGACCGTTGATTTCGGATGATCCTGAGCTGGGAGTATGTACAGTGGCCGCGCTACCAAAGGTCATTGTAGTTCCACTTCCAGAAGCCAACGTCATCATTATTGCTTTAACATATTTTACGGAAGATGGCTCATTCCATAGAATCATGTATTGATTTTCTACATTGGGGTCTGCTGCGATTTTTCCGTAAAAACCAGCACCCTCACCAGAAGAAATAGTAGCGTCAAATTGTTGCGGGGTTCCTACAGTTAATCCAGTAGCCCCATTAAAGACAACTGATACAGCCATCCCTGTAGAGCTTGCGCCCCCATAAACTATTACAAATTTTCCCGCATTATTAGGGTCAGCAGCCATACCCAGCATAGATGTTACGCCAGAAGAAACAATAGATACTGGAGTGCCTAAACTAACAGAAGTGCTGCCCCCTGAGTTAGAAACCGTACCTACAATTCCCTTTATATAACCGTTCCTTCCCGTACAAAAAAGAAATTTATTAGTATCTGCGCTATCCCAAGCACAATCAGATGGCCTGCACCACTTATGGATGTTTGCCGTACCTTGAGACCCCGCCAAAAAATCGTTAGTAGATATAGTGGTTGTATCAAGTCCTGCCTGACTAACAGTCCCATTGCTATTTAAGATAACGGGCTTTCCAGCAGCTATAGCACCGCTGGCGGTAAACTCAGTATTATTTTGACCACCGCCCGCAGGGAGTAGATCAGATAAGTTGCTCACTCAAACGCTCCACCCTATTGTTGAGTTGATGTAAGTCATTACAATCTCAGCAAAATTCTTATCAAACGTAAGGTCAGAAGCACTTGAAGCTATCTTTGATGAGTTTCTGCCAACGGTAAAAGAGGTTGTGGCAGCAGCGCCAGTTCCATCCTTGATCGTTACTGTATCCCCAGCACTAGGAGACGCGGGAAGAGTAATCGTGATAGACCCTGCGCTTACAATAACGTAATCCCTGTTTACGGCTGTGTAGTTACCGCTTTTGACTAAAGGCGTTATAGCCCCAGACCCACCGTTAGCAAAAGGAAGAGTACCAGTAACACCCGTGGCTAAAGGAAGTCCTGTTGCATTAGTCATTACCCCTGACGCTGGCGTCCCCAGAGCTGGTGTAACGAGCGTTGGACTAGTACCGAATACTGCCGCACCTGATCCAGTTTCATCGGATACAGCCGCTGCCAGTTGCGCTGAAGAGAAAGAACCTAGTACGGCTGCATTGCCCGTAGATGTAATATGCCCTGTTAAATTTGCGTTAGTAGTAACACTCCCCGCAGTTAAGCTCGCGGCAGTTCCGGTTAGATTGGTAGCTACACCGGATGCAGGTGTTCCCAGAGCGGGAGTTACTAGAGTTGGAGATGTAGCGAATACTGATGCCCCAGAACCCGTCTCATCAGATAAAGCTGCCTTTAATTGAGCAGAGCTAAATGATCCTAAAACAGCCGCATTTCCTGAAGAGGTTATATGCCCCGTCAGATTTGCATTAGTAGTCACGGTTCCCGCAGTTAAACTTGCCGCTGTTCCGGTTAGATTAGTTGCTACGCCTGACGCTGGAGTACCTAGCGCGGGAGTAACAAGAGTCGGGCTTGTAGCAAAAACAGCGCTGCCCGTACCTGTTTCGTCAGACAGCACCCCCAGCAATTGCGCGGAAGTTGTAGCCGCAAACTGCGAGAGGTTCCCCGCTGTGACAGCGTAACCGCCTGTATCTATAAGATAACCAAGGCTAGTCCATGCTGTTGATCCAGTACCGACTTTTACCTTTGAAGTATTAGTTTCAACTCCCAGCTCTCCTTGAGCCAGAGTTGGATTTGCGCTTGTCCAGTTTGACGAGGTATCCCGTCTAATTTGAATAATATCAGCCACTTGCAGACCCTCCATCTATACTTTGCAGGGCTAAGTAAGTTGAATTAGAAAACCCTCCATCGGCGTGATTGCCAACTGCTCCCCAACTTGCAGCGGAGCCATTTGTTGTCAAGAATTTACCGCTGTTTCCCGATTGGCTAGGCAGTGAATCCACCTCTGCCCAGCTCGCAACAGTCCCGTTTGTAGTTAAAAACTCGCCAGAATTACCTGATTGGCTAGGGAGTGCGTCTACATCACTGAACGCTAGGGTTGCAGAACCGTTTGTAGTCAACGCTTGGCCTGAACTGCCATCTGAGGTTGGCAGCGTAAACGCCGTTACGAATGACTGTAAATTAGAATCATAGGCTAGAACATTAGTGCCTATGGCTAAACCTAAGCTAGTCCTTGCGGTAGCTCCAGATTCGGCAACAAAGTTGCTACCATCTCCTACAATAAAATTACTATTTGTAGGGGTTAATCCTGCGATGTCTGCTAACTGAGCATCATAAGCCTGAACATTAGTGCCAATAGTCAGCCCTAAACTGGCCCTTACGGTTGCTCCGCTTTCAGCAACAAAATTGCTGCCATTCCCTACAATAAAGTTTCCGTCTGTAACTGCAAGACCAGCAACATCAGCAAGTTGCGCGTCATAGGCTTGCACATTCGTGCCAATCGCAAGCCCTAAGTTAGTTCTAGCTGTACCAGCATTGGCTAAATCAGATAGGTTATTTGCGACTGCCGCATAGGAACCTGTTGCGGCGACAGCCATAGTTCCAAGACCAAGGCTAGTTCTAACGGTAGCGCCAGACTCCAGCACAAAGTTAGAGCCATCTCCTACTATAAAACCACTGTTTGTAACGGCCAAAGCGCTTATATCAGTGAGCTTTGCACTTGCAGCTTGCTTTCCCGTTAAATCAGGCGGCGTATAAGTAAAAACGCCCGACCCATTGGCATAAGAAAGACTGCCGCCGCCACTAGCGGACGCAGAGCTTACTGATAGATTAGTAAGCTCTACTTTGTCCGTATTAAGGTTGGTGAAGTTGGCATCAACCTCAGTATTGGTAAGCGGACTCCCCTTTCCTGAACGGGTAACAATAGTTGCCATAACTAATCACCCAGATTATGAGGCGGATAAAGTAAGCGTCCATGTAATAGTCATCGTATCATCAGCGCCTTTGTTTACCGCGCTGAATACAGACCTACATAGCATTGTTCCGCTTGAAGAAGCGTTGAATACACCCGCCTCAGTGACCGCACCAGTTCCGTCTCCGGCTTCAAATGAGGACACATACACAATGGTACTGGTTGAAGCAGTCGTGCTATCAAGCGCCTCTCTGGAGCCTAGAATAGATACTAAATCAGTTTGTCCAGCCGCCGCTGCCGTGGTTCCGCTGCCTATTCCCATATGGGTCATGGCTGTTGCCGTTGCATCTTTCATTCGGCTGCATATATAGGTTAGACCAACAGTAACCACAAGATTTTTTACTTTCTTTTTTTCCTTAATTTTGCCGTCTTTGCCTCTGACAACAATATCAAGTTCACCGCTCATTTTTAATTTATCTTTTAACATATCTCATTTCCTCAGAATGTTGCAGATGCTCCGACATAGTCTCCTGCAAAATACGAAAAATCACAATAGCCTTGAGAACGTAAACTTCCGCTATCAGCTATAGATAGACTCTCCGCTAAGTTCTTGCCCGTTGATTTTACAGCACTATCCGTTAAGGACATACTATTACTTAATGGTTTTGCGACTGCAAGAGATAGGGCATCTGCGATCCCTAAACCATCGCTTAGAGCCTTTGAAAAGGCTATTACGCGGCTTTCAGTTAAAGCCACCGTGTCGTTTATCAGTGTTCCTATAGAAATAACAACCGAAATTAAATCTGATACTGAGAATCCGTCAGATAGAGGTCTGCTAACCGCTATCTCCCTAGTTTCGGCTATGGTTACTGCATCTGAGCCGCATTCTCCTACTTCTAATCCCATTTGGAATGCCAGTGAGTCCTGCATTGAAACGGTGTCACTTATTCCCGTCCCATGAGCCATAACCAGCGCATCGGTTATAGCTACCGTATCTCCAATAGGCACACCAAGAATACGGAGTACATCGCAAACATCCGAGAAAGAAACCCCATCCGATAACACCTTGCCAGCTTCAATAGTCTGAGAATCAGCCACAGCAAAGGCATTGGATAACGGCTTTCCTACGGCTTTAGATGCTGAATCGCTTACAGAAAACCCTTCACTAAGGTTTTTACCAATAGCAAAGGTTTCTAAATCTTGTATGGAAATTGATTCTGATAGAACCTTGTTGATGCTTTTTGCAAGAGTGTCAGCGGTAGTAACCCCATCAGTAAGGGCTTTATAAAGGATTTCGTATAGCTCACCCTGCACCACGGTAGCCAGCAATCTTTTACTTGCTATTGCTGCCGTAATTCTTTTGCTAAGAACAGAGGCGCTTAACGGTCCTAGCTTATCAGCCACTAGCCAAAATCCTCACGAACGATGAAATTAATAAGCTCAAAGACGGTTTCTTTGGTGGAATCAGCGTAGGTTATTTCAATCTCGCCTTCGTATTCACCAGCATCTAAGTCCAGATCGGTTGTACCAAAGGTAAAAGTCGCTATGCCATTGGCGTAATCACCAGATTCAGCCTGTATAGCAGTAAGGGTAAACAAAACGGCAGTAGAATAAAGCGCTCTGAATCTGAGCTTTGTGGTATCTCCGGTTAGATTAACCGCCTCACCAGAATCTTCTCTCGTTATAGTGGCTCTTATCTGGGCAAAAGTATCATTCTTTACTAGCAAAAATGTTGCCATAGCGTATCCCTTGGATAGCAGCTTGGCCTTACTTTATGATTAGGGGCAAGATGCTAGATGTAATTAAGATCAGGTATAACCCCCAAACCATGTTTTCTAAACGGGCAAATCTTTTTTCCCCCATAGAAAGCTGTTGCTCCAGATTCTTGTATCTTTGGGCGCACTCTCGCTGATGGGCAATTAACTCACCCCTTGTAGATGACCCAGCGGTTGCCATATTAGTCCTTTAATAATGACCCATTAGCTTTTGCTTGCCGCTTTCTTTTTAGCTGCGGCCTTCTTCTTGGCGGGGGCTTTCTTAGCGGTAATAGTGACTTTTGCCTCACTCATATCCGCTGTTTCTTCCGGTTTTACCGTTTTTATTTCTATTGCCCAACCATTAGCTTGGAAAGTTTGCATAAGCTCCTCATCCCAGCTTTCTTTGGTGTCTACAACCTCGTCGGCTTGATAAAGCCTTGATGTAGAGCCATTTTCATCGGCAGCGCCAGCTTTAGGTACAACTATTTTATATGTACTCATAAAAGTCCTCTGATAAGCAGCGGGGGCTTTCACCCCCGCGCTCAATCAATCAACTATGCAGTTGATATGCTATCAGCATCAGTGCTGTGATGCGGATGTCCCTTCACTACCGAAGCAGCCATAGGCGTTCCATTTGAGTGAGTGCCTGTAAAATCAGCCACTACCCGAATGTATCGCTCCCCACCGACATAACCAATGGTTGTTATCTGCGGAGTTTCAGTATTTGCATCAAGAGTGAGGAAAATACCACTGCTATCAACTGTTCCATCAGTTACAGATGTGGCGGCAGTTACGGCGCTAAAAG